ATTCTCGCCGAGCTTTTTGCGGACATCGTTCGGCGAGTACCATCCCCACTGCACGCCGGCCGCGAAGCCTTCCTGCTGCGTTTTGAAATCGCCGCGCAGGCGTTCCGTGATGTCGAAGCCGGCGAAGTACTTGTTCGCCTTCCGGCCGACGCGCGGCATCAGCTTGCGATCGAACTCGTTTTCGATACGCGCCAGGTAAGGCCGGAACGTGTCGGTCACGACGCGCAGACCCTCCTGCTCTGCGTTATTGCCGCTCATCCGCGACGTATCGCCGACGACGTGCGGCGGCACGCCGAAGATGCCGGCCGCGATCTCGGCGCGCTCAAATTTGCGCGTCTCGAGAAATTGCGAATCTTCCGGCGAGAGCCCGACCTGCTTGTAATCCCACTCGCCGCCCCACATGAATGCCATCGAACCTTGACGCGCGCCGGCGTGCTCGTTATTCCACGACTCGACGATCTCTTTTCGCGTCTTCGGATCCGGCTTCGGCCCCTTGTTAAAAATCACGCCGCCAGGCCGCGACCCATTGCCGAAGAAACGCGCGCCGAACTTCTCGGTCGCTTTCGCCAGGCCGAGCCCCTCGCGCGCCAGGCCGATCGGCGAAAGACCGGCGATCCCGTCGAAGGAAAACAGCGGACAGTGAAGAATGTCGGCCGACGCGATCCGCCGCGGCTTGCCGCTCGTCTCGCCGTCGGTCGTCTCGTAATAGAGCTGATTCCCGTCGCGGACCGCGCGCGTCTTATGCGGATGGAGCGGCCAGAGCGCGACGACGTCCTGCCAGCGATTACGCTCGATCTGCGCGTACGCGTTGCCAGTGAGCGCCAGGCAGCCGGCGAAGTTCTCTTTAAACGTGAAGGCCGACATTTCCGGATTCGGCTCGACCGTCATCAGGTAAAAGAGATCGTGATTAACGGCCTTCTCGCGACCGTTCGTCGAGTGCTCCCAAACTTCGAACGGAAGCGACGCGATCGCTTCGGCGATGTAACGAACGCAGCGATAAACCGTAATAATCCTGAGCGCGTTCGTCTCGTTTACGGTCTCGCCGGAAGCCGTCGGCTCGCCGCCGGTCAGCCACTGCCAGAGAGCCGGCGAAGAGAGCGGCACGCCGGGATTCTCGAGCGGATTCGAACGCAGCTCGGCCAGGCCGAGAGAAATCGGTTCGTCGTAAAACTGAATTCGCATTCTTGTCTTCCGTGACCTTCGGTTAACCTGCGATGTCGATCGCCGGCGAATTGTCGACGGCGCCCATCATGCCGGTAACGGCCATGATCAGAGCGACAATTCCGTCGATCTTTTCGCGACTCCGTTTTTTATCCGGCTTCGAGTTGCCGGCCGGATCCTGCTGCACGATCACGTTCGAAGCCATCCATCGAAGCACTTTGTTTCCGTCGTGCGCGATCTCGCCGGCGAGCACGAGCTCGAGCAGCCGTTTCGTCGGATAGGCCATGCCGGCGAAGCCCTGGCCGACGCGAACCATCTCGAAGCCGTCCTCGCCGAGATTCGTAACGATGTCGCTCGAATTCCAGCGATCGAAGTAGATCTGCGCGATGTCGTACTCGAAGACGTCGCGCAGCTCGAGGATCTTCGCCCGAATGGCCCGGTAATCGATCGAGCCGCCAGGCGTTAAGTTAAAGATCCCTTCGCGAGCCCATACGTCGTACGGCACGCGATCGCGCTTCACTCGAAACGCGATGTTATCTTTCGGCAAAAAGAAAAACGGAAGCACTCGGTAAAACGGATCGTCGGCCGTCGGATCGAAGAGCAGCACGAAGGCCGAGACGTCGGTCGTCGTCGAGAGATCGAGCCCGCCGCGGCATCGCCGGCCGCGCAGCAGATCGAGATCGATCGGCCGCCGGCCGAGATCCCATTTGTCGATCGGCATCCACGCTGAAAACGAAGTCGTCCAGACGCAGAGCCGAAAACGCAAGAACGTATTGAGAGAGCTCGGATCCCCTTTCGCCTTTGTGGCCTGCTCTCGCATCTCCGAGAGCCGGATGGCCGTTCCCCAACAGGGATTAGCCTTCGGCCAGTTCGCCTCGTTTTCCCAACCGTCTTCCGCTTCGATGTCTTCCGAATCGAGGCCGCAGATCCACGCAAACCAGGTGTCGTCGGGAATAATCCCCTCGAGCACCTTCTCGGAGTACTCGCGCTGTCGGTAGCAAACGGAATTCCGGTCCATTCCGGAATTTGTGATCGCAAACATCAGCGGCTGATCCGTTTTACCGAGACGCGAGTAAAACGCATTCCAGACGCCGGCCGACGCGTGCGCGTGAAGCTCGTCGATACAAACGAACGAAGGCCGCAGGCCTTGCAGGTTCTGATCTTCCGCGGCGACCGGCTGAAACGTCGAGCTCGTCGCAGGATCTGCGATCGCTTCTTTCGCGATCAGCAGGTTATCGCGCAGGTAATCCGACTGCTGCGCCATTGTCGACGCAGTGTCGAAGACGCGCCGCGCGGTTTTGCGATCGGTCGCCGCGGCGTACACCTGCGCGCCGAGCTGGCCGAACGCGTGCAGCTCGTAAAGGCAGAGCCCCGAGAGAATGAGCGACTTCAGATTCCCGGCGCCCATCTCCGAATAAGCGATCTTGAAACGCCGGCGAGTGCGACCCTTTTCGTCTTTCCGTTTCCACCCATACAGGATCCAAAGCAGAGCCTGCCAGGCCGGATCGAGCTCGAGCGGCCGGCCGAAGTAATCGCCGTCGACGCCGCAGCAGAACAGCGGAAAATAATCGATCACATCCTGCGCGGCCAGGCGATCGAAAAAGAGCCCGCGGCTTTTTCCTTCTTTCAGATCGAGAACGTGCCGCTCGATCTGCTGCCGAACGAGCTTCGAGACCGGGATCCGGCCGGCGAGCACGTCGGCGATGTATTTCTCGGCGACCGTGCGTTCGCGACCCATGAATTAACCAAACTTTCGGCGCGCCAGGAACTCGGCCCGCGGATCCGCCGGCGCCGCGGAGGCCTTCGCCTGGCCGCCGAGCTTCGCGGCTTGAACGCCGAGCTTCGCGCGGCCGGCGCCAGTGCCGCCAAATTCCGAGATCATCTTCGCGATCAGGTTTTTCTCGGTCCCGTCCGCTTTGCCTTTGGAAACCTTCAGCTTCAGATCGCAGTAAAACTCGAGCGCGTCTGAATCGCTGAAAGTCAGCCACGGCCACATCTCGAGACATTTCTTCCAATAGCCGCGCAGCTTCTCGGCGTCTTGATAACCGATGTCCGGATGAAAGATTTGAAACCGAGCCGGCATCTCGAGCGCGATCGCCGGCGGCTGCGGTTCCTGCTCGCGCGCTTTACGCCGGCCGGGATTCTTGCGGAATGCTCCCGTAAGCTCGAGCAGATTCGTCGGCTTCGGCGGCCTTCCCATTTCGTGATGTCCGGACCTTTCGCGACTCGAGAACGGCCCCGCGGCGCGCACCTGGCGCCGTTTCTGAGCCGAGAAATGCCATACAATCGGCCGATTCGCCGATCGCTAACCTTTGCCTGCTAACTGCAAAAACCTTGATTTTGTGGATACGTGTACGTCTTTGGGGCACGGTCTCCAGCGTTAGGCTAAAAAATTTTCAGACCCCCATATCCCCTCTAGCGGCCGAATGCTTTCGCGTTACCGAAGGCGCCGTTCTCGATTGCAGTCTTGAAGCTGTGGCACTCGTGACATAACGCCTGGTGATTCTCTTCGACGTAAAAGAGCGGATCCGTCGCGCCTTCGACTGCGATGATGTGATCGACGTCCGTCGCGAGCTTCACGATCCCGACGTGCCTCACGATCTGCCGGCCGTCTGCGAGCCTCACAATTCCGCTGCAGAGCCGATGCGTCTCGAGATAAGCATCCCGGTAACGCTGCCAGCGTCGATCGTAACCGCGCTTCGCCGACGACTTCCGCTCGAGACCTGGTCGGCCTTTCGCTTTGCAGACCTCGCAGTATCCGCTTACTACTGGTCGACCGCATCCGCCGCGGCAGACGACCTTCGGTGTATACGGCATCAGTGCGTCGCTTTGTATTCGATCGCAACCTTCGCCGCCTCTTGCAGCCAACCTGGCAGGATCCGCATATACCAAGGCGACTTGGCGTCGATCGCTTTCTCGTAATGGTCGGCGACTTTGTGACCGTCGGCCGTGATCGCTTCGACGTGCTCCATTGCGCCGGCCGTCGACTTCGCAATGCGTCGACCGTCGGCCGCCATTGATCGAACGTCTGCGACGCCGCCGTTTACGTTCTCGAGAACTGCGCCGAGCCCGTTCGATTTGTCTGCTGCTGCAGCGCGCAGCGTATCGACGAACCTGGTCGCCGCATCTTCTGTCGCGCCGGCCTTCGTGATTGTCGATCGCAGATCCGTGACGCCTCCGTTAACGTTCGCGTAAAGCTCGGCGCCGCGCGCGTCCCACGTCGAGAGCTGCTGCTGCTCATGCCGTGCGACTAGATCCGCGTGAATGATCAGCGACTTCGCTGCGCCGAGATCCTCGTCGAGCATCGCGATCGTGCCGTGCTTCCCATTGACTCGAGCCGCGGCGGCCGTCATCGTATCGCCAGCTCGACCGAGCTGCACGCCGGCGTCGCCGATCTTGTCGATCGCGACGATCGCGTGATGCGTAAGACCGCAGCAGCCCCAAACGGCCAGGCCGGCGAGAGCTGCTGCGATGAGAGCTGCGATGTAACGCGAACGCATCACGACGCCTTGTGAAAGAAGTACTGCAGACCCGTCGAGATCTTCGTTACGTTCTGATTCCCGACCCGCACGTAATCCGCGGTTATCGTCGTCCACTGCAGCGAGCCGGAACTATTCAGCGCGTAACGCGCGCCGCCGCCGGCGAGCCACGTAACCGCGCTTGTATTCGCCGGCAGCATCGACGTTCCGACGCCGGCGTCGACGAAGACTCGAAACGACGCGACCGGGATCTGCGTCTTCGCCAGGAATCCGGAAAGATCCGGCTCGAATCGGAAGCCGCCGAGATACGACGTAAAATCCGACGCGATGATCTCTTTCCCGATTACCGAGATGTCGTTTGTCTTATGCTTTCCGACGCTCGCGACCGAGAGCACTTCGGTCGTGTCATTGCCGGCAGTCCAGACGCCCTTCGAGTAAAAAGCGACTGCTTCCGAAGACGTCGAGAACGAGATGCCGGCCGCCGGCGGCTGCGCGCCGATCGGATCCGCCGCGGTTTGCGCGATGAGTGTCGCCGGCATCAGCAGCGCGACGAGCAGCACGCCGAGCGGCGCCTTCGACTGTGGATCCTGCAGAAACGCGCCGAGCAGCGCAGTCGCGACCGCGCCGATCAGACCGCATACACTCGCGATCGATGCGTGCGCGAAATCGAACTTCTCGAGAATCGGCGCCGCGATGATGACCGCGATCAGAAATCCGACGACCGTTGTCTTCGGATGATCGATGATGTTCTTCCAGTTCATAAAGCCTCGTTTCTCGTTCAAATACGCGACGAGCCCGAAGCATTGCGCCTCGAGCTCGTCGCGTTTACTGCTGTCGTGTTTATGGAATATCTATCTTTAAACGCCGCGACTATAAGTCGCCTTCCCGCCGCGGAAATGCGCCGTAAGAACTTCGTTTCGCATCGTCGGCGCGAAAGAAATATGCACCCAAGTGCCTTCCTGTATGAGCTGATCGAACTCGATCACACTCGGCGGCGTCGTCAGCTTTTTTACGATCTCGATCGGCGAGCCGTACGCCGGACAAACGAAATCCGCGGCGAAGCCTGAAAGATGCGCAGACGTCGGCACGCCGCGCACGATCGCATTAAGCTCTACGCAGCGGAAGCCGCTGTCGATCTTCATCGGCGCGTTAAGAATCGCGCGAACCTGCTCGAGACCCTGCGCCAGAACGCGCAAGTGCTCGACGATCGTCGGCGCCGGCGCGTTATCGATGCCGCGCGCGACTGCTGTCGAGCTGAAAGTAAGTTCCTCGAGCGAAAAATGTTCGGTTAGCTGCATTACTTTGCCCCCTGGCGCGCCTCGACCGCGGCGATCCGCTCGCCGTGCGCGGCCTGGCCTTTCCGCAGATCGTCGAGCTCTGAGCTGTGTTTGTTAAGCCTCGTCTCGTGCGCCTGCAGTTGCTGCTCGCGTGCGCCAGAGTTGCGAACGCCGGCCGCCATTGTTACGACGATCGCGATCACGCCGACGCCGGCCGTCACCCATGCTGGATCCATCAGTTCCCCCGCTGATTGACCTTCGTTTGAGCGCGCCGAGCTGCAGCTTTCGCTCGCAGCCTTGCACGGCAGTGATCGCAGTAAACAGTGCCGGAATTCTTGACGCGATAGAACGTCCGGCCGCAGCCGTCCCATTCGCAGATCTTCACTTCGCGCAGCTCGCAGCTCGCCGGCTCGGCCGCGGCCGCAGTCGAGAAATCGACTTTCCCACTGCCGACGCCGATCGCCGTCACGCGCACGCGCAGGCCTCGTCGAGCAGCTCGCCGTCTTCGATCAATTGCTGCGCCTGGTCGCAGATCGCGGCCGCGACGCGCCGCACGATCGGCGTGCTCTTCGGCTTGATGAACGGATAAACGCGAACTTTTTCCTGCACGCGCTCGACGTGATCTTCCGGAACTTTTCGCTCGAGCCGCAGATCTTCCGGCAGGCCGGCCGTAAGCGACTTTCCGTCGAGGCCGGCGTTCGTCTGCATCTCCGCGGCCGAGATCGCCGCCGGCGTATGCTGCGAGCGAATGGCGTCCTGATCGCCGCGGACCGTCTCGACGAGCTGAAAGCCGAGCAGCGCGTTCGTCATGCCGTCGTAAACGCGCCGGTAGGTTCCGCGCGCCTCGCGCCGAAGGCCTTCGTCGAGAGAAATCATTCGCACGACGCGCCATCCGAGATTCACGTTCGACCCGTACAGAAAGAGCGTTTTTCGAGCCATCTTTCCCCCGAACGCAGAAAGGCCGAAGACACGTCGCCGTATCTTCGGCCCTCCCGCGATGATCAGCACGCGCACCGCCCGAGATGCTCTTCGGGAAAATGTCGAATATGAAATTAGCAGCGTTTTTGCAGCACTGCGCACTTACTTTCCGGATTTCTAGATACATTCACCATAGGCAGCAGGGAAGTAACCGGAACATTCAAAAAACGGCTGATTCTGAAGATGTGAAACATCGGAATTCGGTTTTCGCCGATCTCCCAAAAGTGAACCTGCTGTTTAGTAACGCCGAGCTCTTTCGCCAGCTCGTCGAGTGAGCGTTTCCGCTCGCGACGCGCGCGCTCGAGCATCGAACCGACGACTGCGTTAAATTCATCCTCTTCGGCCGTTTTTCTTTTTCTCGCCATGTCGTCAGCTCCTATCGAACGATGTCCGCGCGAACTCTTGGATCGACCCGCGGCACGAGATCGCCGAGCGGCCGTTTGTGTTTCCGTTCGTTCGTTCCGCGGAAGTCGACGAACGGCTGCCCTTTACTGTTCCATAAGACCGTCGCGTTATACTTCGCCGGCGCCGGCTCGTCGCGCTCGAGCTGAAAAAGAGCCCGATTCTGATCCGCATCGCCGAGAATCTCTGCCGGCTCGATCGCGCCGCGCTTGATGCTCGCAATTACCCGAAATCTCGTCATCACGCCCCCACTTGTGCCGGCTTCGTTCCCTTGTAGGCCGGCCAGCGTTCTAGTAATTCCGCTTCGTCGTTGCCGGTGTCTTCCATCCACGTCGGCGCCCATTTCCAAAACTCTTCGATCTGCTGCTGCCGTTTAATCGCCGCGCTCGCGACGTCTCTCGCCGCCTGGCGCCGATCGCGCTGCCGATAGATCTCGGCTGCGATCTCATCCGGCCGGGGAAAGAATTTCTGGTCGGCCGAGATCCGCAGAGCGTCGACCGCTGCTTTCACCTGGTCGAAGCCCTCCCGAATCGCTAACTGCTCGAGATCCGTCCCGAACTCCTCGATCGACTCTTCCCAATCCTGCGCCGGCCATCTCCGCGACATCTGCTCGAGCAGAATCCCAAGGCCCGCTAACGTCTCTTTTGGCAAGCCAATCCGCGACAGCTCGTCGGTTTTTATCGATGCGAGCTTTATTGCGACCTGGTTGATTTGTTCCATCGTTTCCCCCTGCGAATTTGCGATCTTTGAACCAAAAAACGTTTACGGTCTCGCCGCGCTCGATCGCCGACTTCGCAGACTCGAGCAGCATCTTCGCCGCGGTCTCGACGTCGCACGGCGCGTCGCGTGCCGCGTATTTGATCACCTGGCCGAGCATCTGCACGTCGTAAGATCCGCCGGCCAGGCCGATCTCTTCGAGCAGCCACGTCGCAGCCATCAGCTCGCCATTCGCGCCGGCACTTTGGGGCAAAGCGCGCACGCGCGCCTGGCGGTTCTCTGACGGTTCCTTGACGGTTCCACCTATAAGGGGTTCTAGGGGTTTTGTCGCTGCGACATTTTCCTGCGTCGCTGCGACATCGTTTTTTGTCGCTGCGACATTTTCGTTTTTGTCGCTGCGACAATCTTTCCCCTGCGCCCGCTTGTACGCCGGCAGAAATTCCGCGCTCATATCCGAGCCCAATTTCTCGAGTGAGAGCTGCAGGCCGAGCGTCTTCCGCTTGCCGCGGTCGACCGTCGCGATCAGTTCGATCTCGATAAAGCACTCGAGGATCCGATAAACCGTCCGAACGGCGATCTCCGTTTTCGCGGCGATCTTCTCGAACGAAGGCCATCCGTAACCGTCATCGTTTCCGCAGTCGGCCAGGAGCACGAGCACAGCTTTCGCCGACGAGTTGCCGAGATGCGTTTTATATGCCAGTGGAGTTACATCTACGCTCAAAACGCACCCCCGAAGAGATCGAGCTGCTCGCCGGCGGCCGCGACTGGCGCCGGGATCGCCGGCGGCTCGATCTTCGCGCCGAGATCCACTTCGAAGAATCCCTGCATCCCGCGCGCCTCGAGCGGCACGTCGAGCAGACGCAGGTTCTCGAGCTTGAACGCGAACCGGCCGGCGCCGTCTTCGCCGTCGCTGAAATCACCCCAAAACTCGACCGCGGGATCGATCCGGCCGCGCAGCTCACGCGTCGGAATGCAGTCGACGAGATCCACGGTGCAGACGACGGCGCCGAAGACGAGCACGCGATCGCGCAGATACGCCGCCGCGCGTTTCTTGTGAAGGAAATCGATAAACGGATAAGACGCGCCGATCAGATCTGCCGAACGCCGCAGCAGTTTCTGCGCGGCCTCCCCGTGCCATTCGTCGAGATCGTCCCATGCGCGCTTTGCGGCATGAATGGCGAGCGGCCCGCGATAACTCGTCGACCATCCGCGCGTCTCGTACGTTTTCAGCTCGAGCGCGATCGCCGCGGCGTGCGGCTGCCAAAGACTGAGAGCTTTCATTGCGTCACCCCTGCGACGACCTGGCCGCCGACCCTGCAAGCGTAAAAACACTTCGGACTGCAAAATTTCTTTTGGCTGCTCGGCTTCGTCTCAAACTCGACGCCGCAGTGCTTGCAGTGTTTCTTCCCTCGCTGCGCGGCGAGATTCTCGAGCCGCCGCTCTACTGCGAGCGGCTGCCACTTGATAAAGCTATTCATCTGCTGCTGTTGAGCTGCCGACGTCGGCCGCGCCTTCCGGATCTCCCTGTGACGCTCGCCCCGCTGCTTTGCCGTTTTGCGTAAGTCGTCGATGTGCTCTGGCGAGCGCGCAAACTTGAGAAATATCCCGCTCGCCGGCGAGCTCTTATAAGCCTCTTGTAGTTGCTCGTGCAGCTTCGGCGCGATCGTCGGCGTGCCGAGCGGAATTCGATGTTTCTCGACGTACTGCTGGCGCGTCATGCCGTCGTGTCGGCGCGCAAGATGCGTGCCGAGAGCTCTCAGCGCGACGCCACATTCCAGACAGCGGAAAAAATCACCCGACGCGATCCGGCCTTTCTCGTATAGCTGCCGCCGGTAATCACTCTCCGAACGTGTCGTCGTCATGCCGCGGCCTTCGCTTTCTCGGCGACGCAGATCGGACAGCGACGCGCGGCGCCGTGCTGCTTGAGCTGTCGCTCGTCGTTGCGCGTTTTGCCGACCGATACGCTCACGACCTCGAAGCCGATGCCGGCAGCGACGACGGCCTGCATCAGCTTTGAGCCCTGGCCCCGCGAGTGCTCGAGGATCCGCGCGACGACGTCCCTGTGAGCCCATCCGGTGTAATGCTTCGCGTGCTGTAACGGCTTGTGAAAATGCAGCAGGTAAATCGAGCCCTTTACGTTCTTCTTTCGACGTGTCACGCCCTGGCCGCCTTTCGGTTTCTCCATTGCGTCTTCGGCCGCAGTCCCGGCCAGCTCATCACGCCTTCGCCGCCGTCGAGCCCCAGGAACTCGAGCACGGCTTCCGGAACGAATCGCTTCGAGTACTCCCTGCGCGCGAACGCTCGCATCGCACGGCCGCGCGGATCCGCTTTCGGCAGGCCGAGAATGATCAGAGCCGTCTCGTCGTCTGCGATCGCGTGCCGGCGAAGCAGCAGATCCCACTGCGCCGGCTCGTTAAAATCCATCAGCCGGAAATCGCCCGTCTCTTTTAATTCGGCCTGGCGATGCCATCCGGATCGCTTCGGCTGCCGTCTGTTTTCCCTTGCCGTCATTTCGTCACCCCAAATAGACCGAACTGCTCGGCCGGCGCCGGCTGCGCATCGCGCTCGGCCTTCTCGCGCTCGAGCCGCTCGAGACATCGCGTGCAGGCCGCCAGGCGGCCGCCTTGGACGTTGTGAACCGTTTCGCATCGGCAGATCTTGCAGTACGCCGACGCCGAGATCGTTTGTTTCGTGAAATGCTGCGCCATGCTCTCTACTCCTCGAGCGGACCGAGCTCGAGCCGGCCGGCTGATCGTTTTTCTTTGTGCGCTTGTTTGAGATCCGCGACGAGCTGCGGCAGATACCGCGAGATCAGCTCGCCGGCGTCTTCCGCCGGCACTGCCGGATCCGCGGCGAAGGCCGCATCGCTCGGCCGGATCACGACGACGACCAGCGCGTCGCCACTCTTCCGGATCCACTCGGCCGCGGCGCAGAGGCCGCCGGTTCTTGAGAGATCAAAACTCATCGTCGACCCCGCAGGCCTCGACGGCCGCGAACCGCTCGGCGTCGTCTTGCTTGAGCTCGAATTTCACGATCGCCAGCGTCGCAACCTTGACGAAGCGACGAAACTGCGCGAGCTCACACTCGGTCAGAACGCAGCCGTTCGCGTTGCGCCACTGCAGATCCTTCGCACGATCAAGAGCTGCTCTTTCGTCGATCACTTCTCACCCCTTCGAATCTGGTCGTCGGCGTCTGAGATCCAACAAATCACCCGAGAGACGGCGCCGGCTTCGTCACCCTTCGAGGCCTCGAGCGCGGCGATCGTGAGAGCTCGCCGCAGCAGCTCGCGATTCGCGAGCAGACTCCGGATCTGCGAGTCGCTCACGTCGTACATCTGGCCGCCGAGAATTGCGCCGGCAGGCTTGCCGTTACCTGCCGGCCCCGTGCGGACAGGCGCCCCCGCTCCATCCGCGCAGCTCATCAGTCGGCCGCCTCTGCGTCGAGCTTCGCGCCGACTTCCGCGATCGCTTCGCTTACCTGGCGGCCGAGATCCTCGATCAGCTCTTTATCGCGAGCCGTCGGCGCGATCGCATTCGTGCCGTCGGTCGCGAACTCTTCGAGCTCGGCCGGCGACGGATTCTCGATCACTACCGGCGCCGCGGCCGACTCGGCAAACATCCGCGTCTGGCATTCTTCGGCCGACATCGCGCACTCTTCGACGAGCTCGCCAGTGTCGAGCCGGATAATCGTCTTCGTCGCTTCGACCGGATGATGGAAACGCACGACGCACGGAACGAGCCGCTCTTCGAAGCCCGTCCGGATTGCGAGCGACAATTCGCGCCGCCGCTCCTCGAGGCCGGCGAGCAGATCCTTAAATTCCTTCGACGACTTCGATCGCGCCGCATTCGTCTCGTCGATCGTCATCCCGTTATCGGCCAGCGACGCCGCGCGCGTGAGCAGATCGCTTTCCGTCAGCTCGCAGCGCAGCTTCCGCTCGATTCGTTTCTCGATCACCTGGCGCCCCCGATCCACATCCGGCCGAGCTCGATAAAGAACGAGCGAAACTCCCAAAGCAGCAGGTACTCGACGCAGATCGCGATCGCGACGTACGGCCAGGCCGCCGCCGGCCGCGCAAACTGGCGCCGCTCGTTATAGTCGTCCGCACTCCTCATGCATCCCCCTTGAGTAATCCGCGCGCCGTGAGCGTCGCGGGATTGCGCTTCCGTTTGGCCGCGCGTTCTTTTTTCCGCAGCTCCTCGATCTCGGCCGGCGTGCGTCTGCGGTTCATGCGCGCTTGCGTCGCTTTGTTGTCTTTCACTTTTTGCGCGTGCGCCCGCGTACACTCCGAGCGCGTGCAGCAATTGCGGCGACCGTTAAGCCACGAAAAGCGATTACCGTCGATCTGGCCGCCTTCGTCCTCGTCTTTGTCGCCGCAGAATTGGCAAGTGCCGGGAATGCAGGGAAACGTCATCGCTTCGCCGCCTTTTTCTTTTCGGTTTCGCGCAGCTTCCGGCGCCGGTAGTCGTCGCGCAGATCGAGCAGCAGGATCCGCACGTCGTCGCCGAAGGCCAGAGCCGCCGCGGCGGCGGCCTCGGAGTTGATCGGATTCTTCGCGCCGCGCAGCGTCTCGAGAACTTCGAGCTCGCGCGCGAGCATGTTTACGAACGTGCGCGCCTTATAAATGCGTTGTTGCTCGGTCACGCCTGGCCGCCTTTCAGCGCGGCACGAAGGCGTCGCACGCCGGCCAGGTGCGCGTGATACTGGCAGCAATAGAGCTTGCGCGGATCCGAGCTGAGAAAAACCTCGTCGCATTCCTCGAGCGCGCAGGTTTTCCCCGCGACGATCAGCCGGCGCCGCAATACTTCGGCCTGCAGTGCCTCTTCGGCTTCGCCGAGCGTCCGCGGATCCTTGCACGTCGAGCGCGCGATGATCAGCTCGGCGCGCTTCCGGAAATAACGCTGCTTACTGCACGACGACCATCCGTGATCGTGCAGTAGCCGGTTCCCCGACCCGCGGTTCATCGACTTCTCGGCCGCGCGATACTGGCGATGCAGTTCCGCGGCGAGCGTCTCGACGAGATCGAGCTGATAAGAGCTTTCGCGGCGCCGGCGATCGTGCCGGTGAGCCCCTGGCGCGAGCACGTGCGCGACGGCTGCGTCTGTCGACATCAGGTTAGTCATAGACGCCGCCGTTCTCGCCGGCCGCCGGCGCCGGCAGCGTGACCAGGTTCGCGACGCGATCGAGCACGAGAAACCGGCAGCCGGTCCGATCCTCGATCCTCGAGGCCTGGCGCCGGATCTGCTCGAGCTGCTCTGGCGCGAGCTCTCCGCGGATCTCGAGAACGTACGTCTCGCCGCGCTCGAGCTTGAACGGCCGGACCGCGAACGGATCCGCCGGCGCCTTCGCGGCCAGGCGACCCCAAAAGACCGCGACCGCGACCAGGATCCCGCAGGCGAAAGCGAAGCCGGCGCGATCGTTCGGGATCTCGAGAATCGAAAACATCACGCCGGCCGACCCTGTCGCCGCGGCGCCGATAATGCAGAGCAGGAATCTCGTCATTGCCGGCCCCCGATCTCTTCGGCGACGCCGGCATACTCGACGAGCGGCTTCGATCCCTCGAGAGCCGTAGTCGTGAGCCCCTGGCAGAAATTGACGCAGGCCGCGATGCGCCTGGCCGAGCCCGGCAGGAAATGCTCGAGCTCGAGCGGTTCTTCGAGATCCTCGTCGGTTGTAACCTCTCGGATCTCGAATCGATCGGCGTTTACCTCGAGCTGCGAGCCGCTGTAACTCCACGGCTCGGTATAGGCGAGCTCCTGGCAGATCTGCTCGACCGCGGCCAGCTCGTCGATCTGGCCGGCCGGCCTCTCGACGTCGACCGTGTACACCTTGGCGAGAGCCTCGAGCACCTGGCCGACCCGGCAGCTCGACGTATGTTTCCGGTTGCCGAAGTAATCGCGGCCGGGATTGCGCGACTGCTCCGTGCCGCACTCGGCGCAGCGGATCGCGCCGTTAACGTAACGCACCTGCGCGTCGGCCAGGACGTACGACCAGATCGCCAGGTTCGCGAACCGCAGACCGCGATCGTCGGCGAGCTGCTGCTCTTCGGTGTGAGTTGTTGGCTCGGAATTGAGCAAAAACAGATCAGAGCGCGCGACACTTTGCCCCATAAAAAGAGCCTTTCCGTACTTTCCGGAAAGGCTTCATGGACCCCCGGCCGTCGCTAGAACTCCGGCCGTTACGCCGGTTGTCTATGACGACCCGCAGCCGTTTTCGACTGCTAAGTCCTTTGAATCGCTCTGTATG